ACAGTTACAGAACCAACAGTTGAACAGATGCAAGCTGAAATATTACAGTTAACGAACATTAACAAAGGAGCATTTAAAGAGAGGGATGAGGCGAAGGCTGAAAATGTCTCGCTTAAAGCTGACAAGCAAAAGCAATCTGATCAAGAATTGGTTGAACAGGAGAAGTATAGGAGTTATATGAATCCGAAAAGACAAAAAATGAAACACTTACATCAGGGTTGAAATCACAAAAGATTGATGCTGCATTAACAACAGCTTTACAAGAAGCTGGCGTAACATCAATCCAAACTGCATTGAAACTTATGGATAAATCTAACATTGTCGTGAATGATGATGGTACTGTAAGCGGAGTTAGCACCGCAATGGATGACTTAAAACGTGACCATGCAATTGTTCTAACACAATCAGCTATAGCACCTGATCCAGCACGAGCATCGGAAGATCATGATGATGTAAATGAACTTGACTTAACTAAACTGGATATGAAAAATCCAGCTGATCGTGAAAAGTACAAAAAGTACAGAAAATCTCATGGTCTCGCCAATTAATCTAATATAGGAGAATTATAATGGCTAATGAAGTAACCACTACAAGTCTTAATGACTTACAACCATCTATCATTGCAGAAGCAATGTTCCAAGCAGAAGAACGTGCAGTTGTTCGTGGACTTGTAAAACAATATGCAAAGCAGGATGGAACAGGTTTAACACTTAATGTACCTAAATATCCAGTTGTTGCAGCTGCCGACTTAACTGAAGGCACAGATATGGCTAACACAGCTCTCGCTACTGGTACAGCTCAGCTTACCGTTAAAGAAGTTGGTGTTAAACATATGGTAACGGATCTTGCTATCCGCACATCAAGTTCAGCAGTGATTTCTGATGCTGGTGTTGTGATGGGACGAGCTATCGCTAAGAAAATTGACACAGACTTAATCGGTTTGTTTGATGGTTTTAGTGTATCAATTGGTAGCGCAGTTACTGCTCCAACAGTTGCTCTTATCAATCAAGGTATCGTTTTACTTGAAGAGCAAGGTCTTGAACGTGAAGATATGGCGATGGTTTTACATCCTCGTATTATACATGACTTGACTCTTGCATTAACAAATACTTTTAATCCAAACTCAGATTGGGCTGCACAGATTATGTCTCGCGGTTTCGTTGGTTTGCTTAACGGTGTTCCAGTTTATCGTTCAGGTAACATCACTGATACAGCCGGTGTTTCTAAAGGTGCTGTTTTCCATCGTGATGCGATTGGTATGGCAATGCAACGTGAAATGTCAATTGAGCCTGAGCGTGATGCAAGTATGCGAGCAACAGAGTTGAATGCAACAACAACTTATGGTGTTGGTGAATTGTACGACGAGTATGGTGTTGAACTACACTTCTTATCTACGATCACATCGTAATAAGAGCATAATGATAAGCCCCTTAATTGGGGCTTTTTCAGTGAAACAATAGTCTGATAGGAGCTAATTTATGAAAGATACAATAAAAGATGAAAAGGTTGTACCAAAACCTAAAGCAAAAGCAATTGTTCCAGTAAGTTATAAATTAAGAATTAAAATTACAGAAATGTTTTGTGGCCGTGATTTCAGTGAATATGAGATCGGTGATAAAGTACAATTAACACCTAAAGAACACGCTGCATTAAAAAAGTATTTCAAGTAAGGAGTAACCAATGTCTTTTAACAGTTCAACAACAGATTTAGATGCTAATTCATTTGTCACTGTTGCAGAAGCAGATGCATTCTTTGCTGATAGATTTGGTTATGATGATTGGGCATTAGCAACAACTACCACAACCATCAAAGAACAATTGTTGGTAACAGCAAGCCAACGGATCAATGAAGAGATTTTTGCAGGTACAACTACAACTGATCTGCGTGATCTTCAATTTCCAAAAAGTGACATATATGACAGATATAATGATTTAATAGCTGAGACTGTCATCCCACAAACAATTAAAGAAGCTGTTTATCATCAAGCAAACAGCTATCTTGTACAAGGTATCTTCACAGATGCTGAACTAACCGACATAGAGATGTTGGACAACCTTAGTGAATCAGACAATGGTGTGAGTCGTTCGTACACCTTTGCAAATGTAGATGTTAATAAGTTAGCATCAAAAGCCAAAGTTCAATTGCGTTTATCAAGAACATGGAAGTCAGGTGTCTTAAAGACTTGGATGAAACGATAATGTCAAATAGCGATAAGATTTATGAATTGCTTATAGAAGTTAAAGAAGATATTGCAGTCTTAAAAGAGACAGACAAGCACACCAAAGAAACTATTCTCAAGCACATGGCTGAAGAAGAAAAAGAAGTCGGTGCATTAAGATTCTATATGAAAGTCCTTTTAGGAATAGATGCATTCACATTGCTATTATTCCTTTGGTATGTTGGTAGTGATAACATGATTACGTTGTTAACAGCGATCATTGGAGTTATATAATGAATTTCAGTAGTGTAGCTATCAGAACGTTTGTAGCAGCTCACAAAGAGTCTGTTATTTTCAGACAAGTCACATCAACTTATGATGCAGCGACAGGTGTGCCTTCGGACGTTGACACTGACATAACAATGAAGGTAATGTTGCGTTCAAAAACTAACACATCGGTAGATGGTATTGAAACAACTGTTCATACCATTAGTGCGAGAACAATAGACTTCACAGCTTTACCAAGAGTAGGTGATAAGTTTTATTTTGATACTACTGAATATATGATTGAGAGTTTCAATTCAGATTTTAGTGATGTGTTGTATTCATTTCAGGTGATATAAGACAATGAGTTTTGTTAGAGCATTTGATAAGAAAGGACCCCTAAGACAATCTATTGAGATTGATTATGCTATCTTGAAATTGATGCCTGGGTCAGTTAGAAAAGACTTTCGTGAATATGTAAAGCTTGAATATGCTGTACTCAAGAACTCAATATTAGCAAATCAACCAATCATATCCGGTGATATGTTTAATGGTTGGAAATTCAAAATGTCTTTAGTTGGTTTTAAGATCGTTGTTAAGATCACCAACAAAGTTAGTTATTCAAATTATATAACAAGTGGTAGTCAGATATATGATGGTAATCCATTCTTAGAAGCAGCTATGGCTGAGTTTGAGTTAGATGTGTTGACTACAATGATTCAATTAGGTAGGTAGACTATGAGTTTCAATACAATTAGAAAAGATGTTGAAGAATACTTAGCAGCTAATTGGGCTACTACTGGTATTCAATATGCTAATACAAAGTTCACAACACCTCCTTCAGAATTTGTGAGAGTGAATGTGATATTAGGTGATACAACTCAAATGTCAATGGGAGCCTCACAAGATCACAGAACATTGCTATTGATAACATTAGGTATCTTTGTGAAAGTAAACACAGGTACAGGTACATCATTAGGTTATGCTGATACATTAGGTGCATTGTTCACAAACAAAACAATCGGTGTTGTCAACACAAGAGTAGCATCAGTGAATATAATCGGTGAGAACAACGGCTTCTTTCAAATCAATTTGGTAGTCCCTGCATGGTCAGATGAGGTAATCTAATGAGCATTTCAATAGACTTCTCTGTGTTAGAGAAACAAAAGAAGAATATAAAACCAGCAATGGTAACAGCTGTGAACAATATCATTTATAGACACACACCTGATCTGATTGAACGATGGGTTAAACGCCTCCCTTATTGCACAGGTAAGCTGATCAAAGGGGTTGATTTAGAGTTTCATATAAATTCAAAAGGTTTCGCATATGTTGATATCTTTAATGATGTTGAATATGCTGCATACATTGAAGATGGAACTGTTGATAGTGATGGTAATCATGCGTTAGCAATAGCGATATATGAAACATCTCAGAATATCAGTAGAGACTTAGCTAAGAAAGGCACTAAGATCCTCAAACGAAAACGAGTTGCTAAACCGAGAGCGACAGCGATTAGCAAGATTAAACACGGCGCTTGCAAGAACGACTAAGTGTGTTTGCATAAACGCTTGATTTTAACTAAATAGAATATGATATATCAAACAACAGGAGCTTCAATATGAGCATTTCAGATACCAGTAGATTTCAATTAAGATATGGAAAAGAGGTGACATGGAATGTTATTCCAACAGTCGCTTTTCAAAATATAAACGTGACCGGTGAAAGCCTTGCGTTCAACATAGCAACCGCAGTTTCAAGTGAAATTCGCAGTGACAGACAGATCACAGATTTAGTACAGACATCAAGCGAAAGCTCAGGTGGTGTTGATTTTGAGATTAGACACACGGCACTTAATGATTTCATGGAAGGAGCTTTGTTCAATGATTTTTCAACAGCTGTTACCTTATCTGAAATTGATATTAGTGCTGCAAGTGCTGATAATAGTTTCAATTCGGCAGCTGGT